TTGATCGTGGGCAAGCCGACGTTCGAGGCGGGTATCGAGACCGTTCCGAATCTGAAGTTCTCGATCGCCGACCCCGAGGGTGAGCTGTTGTTCAGGCTGCGCAACGTGTTCGTGCGCGGTGCGCGGGTGCAGTACCTCGACTTGAACATGCGCATCGACACGATCGTGTTCGAGCCGGGACCAGCCGGCAACGGACAGATCTCGATCACGGCGATCGACGACATCGTGTACGCCCTGATGAAGCTCCAGGGGCCGGCGACTGCATCCGGCCAGTCCGCCGTCTCGTGGATGTGGAGCGAGGTGTTCCGGGCCGGCCTACTGCCCAGCAAGATCGTGCTCGGTGAGGCGGTGCCGACCCAGTCCATGATCTCCCGTGATGTTCCCGACCAGCAGGGCACCACCGGCAACGGGCAACAGCCCAGCGCGTGGACGACAATCGTCCGGTTGGCGAAGGAACTCGGCAAGCGGGTGTTCGTGTCCGGCAGCCGGCTGGTGTTCGGGTCAAGCGCGTTCGCCATGCGCTGGACCGCGCCGGGTGCCATCCAGCTGTCACGCCACGAACTGGGCGAGGGCGAGAAGTGGCTAAGCATGCCCTCAGCGAAGTTCGTCACCATCGGCAGTCGCTCGGACGTCCTGGAGGTCACAGGACGCGTGCCGCTCAACCGGGCGCTGTTCTTCCGCCCTGGCGTCCCGGTCGCGGTGCGCAATACCCCGGCGGTCGCCGGCAACGACTTCGTGCAACTGATGTGCTCAAAGGTGGCCTTCGGGATCGGCACAGACGTGGACGGCGCGGACATCACCCTGCTCTCGCCGGTCGACCCGCCGGCCGAGCCGCCGCAGTCGACGGCCGCGAACGACGGCTCCGCGTCCTCGGGCACCAGCACGTCCGGCGGCGGCGCTGACGGCCAGGTCGACCGGTTCGTGTCGCTGGCGCTCCAGCAGGCCGGCGACCGGTATGTGTTCGGCGCGGAGGCCAGTCCGAGCGATCCGGATCCGCGCGCCTTCGACTGTTCCGAGCTGGTCGAGTGGGCGGCCGCGCGGGCCGGTATCAGCCCGAAGGTGCCTGATGGCAGCGCGGCGCAGAAGGCGCATTGTTCGAGCCACGGCACGCTGATCAGCGTGACGCAGGGGATCAACACGAAGGGGGCGCTGCTGTTCGCGTCGGGCCATGTCGCGATCAGCCTCGGCAACGGCAAGACGATCGAGGCGATGAACCCGTCTCAGGGTGTCCGGCAGGGCACCGCTTCGGCGTCCCGGTTCAGCGCGGCCGGCAAGATCCCCGGCGCGCAGGGCTACCGGTGAGTAGGTAACGATATGATGACGGCTCCGAACAAGGCGTGCGGTTTCCGACGTTCTCGCACCTATAGCCGTAACGCGGCCTACAACACGCGGGGTGCCAGATGACCGCGCCGGCCTACGGCTACGCCCACCGAGGGCGCGTTCTGCGCGCTGGGAGTGCGGAGGGGCACTACGTCGTCCACATCCCAGCGCTCGCCCCAGGGTGCGCCTCCGGGCCATTCCAGTCCACCGTTCGCGACCTGCAACCGGGCGACAACGTTCTCCTGACACAGGTCGGGCTCACCAGCGGCGACCTGGTGATCACAGGTCGCCTACCCGAACGGCCGCCGGACTTCACGCTCCCGATCGCCATCAGCGACGTGTCCGGACTCCAGGCCGCGCTCGACGACCGGGCCACCGACGCGGAGCTGGCGGCGGTGAACACCGCGCTGACCGCCTCGATCCTCACTGAGCACAACACGAACGTCACCCAGGACGGCCGGCTCACTGCGGTCGAGGGCGTCAACACCACCCAGAACACGCGGCTCGACGGAATCGACACCCTCAACACGACCCAGAACACGCGGCTCACTGCGGTCGAAGGTGTCAACACCACCCAGGACGCCTCGATCACCAGCCTGAACACGTCGGTCACCGACCTGCTGGCCTGGGAGGTCTACCAAGCCCACGATCGGGACGTCTACGGCGACGCGCTCAGCTCGTTCCCTCGGATGTTCGCGACCAACAGCCGGACACTGGTCAACCAGGCCGCCTACATCTTCCGCACCCGCGTGCGCAAGCCGGCCTCGCTGACCCAGATCCGCATGGCGGTCGTCACCACCGCCGGCATCGGCGGGTCGACGACCGGGGCGGTGTACAAGTCCCTGTCGGCCACCGGGGCCAACGGCCCTTACAGCCTGATGAACTCCGGCACCAACGCGCTCAGCGCGACCGGCCGACAGAACTTCACCGTCGCCTCGTCCAGCTTCGTCCGAGGCGACTGGCTGCTGATCCTGCTGCTGCTGAACAACGGCTACACCACGCTGCCCAAGATGGCGACCGCTCAGAACAACGTCGCGGACGCGTCGATCCTGAACCCGACCAGCGCGGGCGTCGTGTTCGGCACCAAGGTCGGGGTGACCAGCGTGCCGGCGACCATCAGCCCCAACGACGGAACGTGGACGGCGGAACTCAACCCGTGGTGGCTCGCCGTGACCTGACAGCTCCGGGCGTTGCTCCCCAGTTCGCGACAGCATCGGTGCGACGATCACGCCGTGCGGCTGATGAGCTTCCCCTTCCGTCTCGACGTCACCGGTGCGGTGGCCAGCGTCGAGCAGAACAGCGACACCTGGGTCGAGGAATGCATCGGGATCGCGATGTTGACCCGACCCGGCGAACGCGACCAGGTACCGAGTTTCGGCGTGGCCGATCCGGCGTTCGCCCTGTTTCAGGTGGGGTCGCTTCAGCGGCATCTCCTGGACTTCGGGCCGCGAGTCACGATCACCGAGGTCACCGTGGAACAGCTGGTCGAGGGGCGCGAACGAGTGGTCATCGCCTGGCGGCACACCAGCGATGAAATCGTCTCACCGGAGGACATCACCGCATGAGCAGCCCGAACGTTCTCCCCGTGCCTGACCTGACCGGATACGTCGACCTGCGGATCTTCGATGTCAGCGACCAGGAGATGGTCAACACCGCGCTGGCCAACCTTCAACTCAACCTTCCCGGATGGGTGCCGAACGAGGCCAACACCGAGGTCGTGATCCTGGAGGCGCTCGCGCTCCAGATGGCCGAAGGCATCGTGGCGGTGAACAGGCTGCCCGGTGCCGTGGTGGTCGCGGTGCTCAAGCTGATGGGGATCGAGCCCGACTACGGCAACCCGCCGAACGCGACCGCGACGATCACCTTCGGCGACACGCTCGGGCACACGATCCCCGGCGGAACCCGGGTCGCCCTGACGCTGTCCGACGGCTCTATCGTGATCTTCCTGGTTGAGCCACCCGGCGTGACCGTCGATCCCGGCGATGACTCTGGCGTGGCGAGCCTGATCGGCGACGTGTTCACCGCGTCCGCGAACGGGACGCCGATCGGCACCGCCTTGAACATGGTCGACAACCTGACCTTTGTGGACTCCGTGGTGCTCGCGACCGCTGTCGCCGACGGTCGCGACCCCGAAACCGTGGACGAGTACCGGGATCGTGGCGTCGCGCGGCTGTCGCGCCTGTCCGACGCACTCGTGGTGCCGCGCCACTTCACCGCCGCCGCACTGGAAGACCCGGACGTCGCGGCCGCGCTGACCATCGACAACCTGAACCCGATCGTCGGACACGTCGAAGGCGACGACCCGGGACACGTCACCGTCGCGGTTCTCGGCGAGGGCGGCGCGCTGCTCTCCGGCGCGGCCAAGACCGCGCTGGAAGCGAGCATGGAAGAGGACGCGGTCGCCATACTCGAAGTGCATGTGATCGACGCGACGATCATCACCGTGCCCGTGGCGACCACCGTCGTGAAGGTGGCCGGCACGGACAGCGCGGCCGTTCAGGCGTCGGTCCAGGACGCGGTCGCCGCCTACCTTGACCCGCTGACTTGGCAGTTCGGGTCGACGATCTACCTCAACGAGATGATCTCTCTGATCGACCGGGTGGACGGTGTCGATCGGGTGACCACGGTGACCATCAACGGCGTGGCGGCCAACTTCGCCCTGACCGGCATCGCGGCCGTCCCCGACGCCGGCACTGTCACGGTGACAGTGTCATGACGACACCACTTGCCAGTGAGCCGATGCCGGGAGACGGACAGGTCCCCGTCAGCTCGGTTCTGGTCGACCGGCTGTACCAGCGCCTTCCCGAGGTGTTCCGCACGATGGACTCCCGGGACAGCACGTGGGTGTTCAAGCGCTACCTGTATGCGGCGCTCGCGCAGGCCGGCATCATCGACGACACCATCGTGGACATCGCCGGAGACCGACCGGTCGGTCCGGCCACGCCGGAGCCGTGGGGCCTGCAACCCGACGAACTGGAGGTGTGGCGAGCCGCGCGCGTGGATCGGATCTCCCTGCTCGGCGACCCCCAGAACGCCCCCAGCACCTGGCTGTCGTGGATGGCTCAGCTGGTCGGCGCGTACCTCGACCCGGCGGCGTCGCTCGCGGAGAAACGCGACACGATCAGCTTCGCCACCTCCGGTTATCGAGCTGGCACCCGGCAGGCGATCGCGGACGCGGCGCGATCGGCGCTGACCGGCTCCCGCTTCGTGCAGGTGCTGCCGCACACGGCGGTCGACGTGTCCGGCACCATCCCCGGCGGACCGTGGGACGTCACCATCGTCACGCGCGGCAGCGAGACGCCGGACCCGAACGCGGTGCTGGGTGCGGTCGTGCGTAAGGGTGTGAAGCCTGCCGGGGTGGAACTGTGGACGCACACTTTCGAGGCGTCCTGGGCGGCCGTGGAGGCTCAGTTCCCCACCTGGATGGACTGGAACAACGCCACCTGGCAGCAGATCGAGGAGGCCGGCCTGTCCTATGCGGACGTGCCCGACAACCTCGTCATCAACCCGTCGTTCGAGGACGGCACCACCGGCTGGACCGCGCTCAACGCGACCACGCTCGCGCAGGTGACCGGCGGCGCGGACTCGATCCACGCGGCGCGCTGCACCTCGACCACCACGGCCACCCACACCGGGCTTCGATCCTCGGCGGCGATCACCGGAATCAACGACGAACGCGACTACGAGTTCTCGATCTCGCTGCGACCGCACATCGCGCTGGTCGGCGCGACCATGCAAGTCGACTGGCAGACCTCCGGCGGCGGAGCGATCTCAACCACGAGCTACCCGATCGTCTCACCCACGAACGGACAGTGGTCCCGCGTCGGCGTGCCGCACACCGCGCCGATCACCGCCGCGAAAGCCTTGATCCGAATCGACCTCGGCACAGTCGCGGTCGGCGAGTACGCCGAGATCGACGCGGTGCTGTTCCGCCTGATTGGAGTGTGACGTGACCGAGACGCGTACGACCTACTTCGAGCTGCTGAACTGGTCGGTCGACACCCCGGACGGACCGTCGCGCACCGACTTCAACGAGGCGTTCGCCAACATCGAGGCCCGCGCCGCCTACGACGACGGCGCGCAGGGGTCCGCCCTGCCCAGCACGCTGCTCAAGCCTGGCCGGTACGCCAAGCAGACCGTCTCGGACGGGTACGCGCTGCACCGGCGCAACAACTCCGGCGGCTGGGATCAGGTCGGCGGCACCGTCTGGTCGACCCGCGTCCGCTACCGGGGGGCGGCGTCGGGTGATGTCGTGCTCAGCTCCGACGTGGCCGGCAGCGAGGCGGCCACGCTGAAGGCCGGCGGCGAGCTGGCGACACCGGGCATCATCCGTTCCTCGGCGGTCGTGTCGGCCGGCGCGGACCTGACCGCCGACCTGTCGACGCCGGCCAACACCGGACGCGCCTACGTGCGGACTCGGGCGGCCAGCGAGCGGGGTCTGGTGCTCTCCGCGCACGACAACGCGGCCGGCGCGCTGCTCTCCGCGCAGGAGGCCGGCGGCACCTACCCGACCACGATCGACTCCCGGGGGCGGTTCCGTTCGCAGGTCGCGGCCGCGTTGGGCGCGGCGAGCCCGACCGACACGGTGCCCCTGCTGATCACTCCGGGCGCGACCGACATCACGGCGCTGGACCTCAACGGCAAGACCACCGGGTCGGTGCCGGCGCTCCGCGCCTTTGCGGACGCGGGCGACATCACGCCGATCGCATCACTGCTGCCGACCACGATCACGCTCGGAAAGGCGGCCTGGACCGGCGGAGCCGTCAACCTGGTAGCGCCCGCGATCGGGCTCACCGGCGCGGTCGCGGTCACCGGCAACCAGACCGTGAGCGGCTCGATCGGCGCGGCGTCGGCGGCGATCACCGGCACCGCGACCGCAGAGGCCGCGAAGGTGACCAGCTTCACCAGCGGCTCGACGATGGGCATGCGCAGCCAGATCGTCGTCAGCGGCGGCGGCACCTCGACGCGGGACATGCGGCAGTCGATGGTGTGGCGCAAGAGGACAGTCAATATCGACACAACGGTGTCCAGCACCAGCGGCATGGACATTCACACCTTTACCTTTACTCCGCGCACCACCTGCCATTTGGATCTGACTCTTACCGCAGAGTTCCGGGCATTCGCCCCCGGTGCCAGCGGCAGCAATGTGGAGCCGTGTTCGATGTTCATGCGGCTTCGCATTCTCGATGCGGACGACAATGTCCTGTTCACCGGCGACGAGGCGTACGAGCTGACCTTGGGAGCGTATGACACCTGGGACGTGACCGGGCGCGGGCAGATCGTCGTCAGCGACTCGCCGGTGCTTCAGCTGTCGGCCGGCGTGACGTACAAGGTCCAGCTGTACGGCCGGCGCGACTCGGTGTCGGCGATTTCCTTGGTGTGCAGGCATGTCATAGGAGTTTTGCGAGAGGCGGTGATCATCGGGTGATTCAGCACGACTACGTCCTTCTGTCCGTGCAGGACAGATCCATTCTTCGCATTGAGCGGGTCCGTGCCCTTGAGGCTGATCTCTGCCGGGCGGAACTGAACTACGAGGATGCGCTTTCCGATGAGGAGAGAAGTGCCATCATCGGTGATATTCAGGCTTTCAAGTCCCGCCTGGAAGTGCATTACAGGGTATTGGCGATAGGGAATCAGCCACCTTCTGAAGGCGATAAGGAAGAACCGGTGATGTGACGCGAACTCGCGCTGGTCGATTCCTCATGTCGACCGTCTACGTCAGTTTGGCCACTTGCGGAGTGATCGCTTTCTTGGGCTCGCCGTCGCCCACCCTGGAACGGCAAGGCGGAGTCGTGGTCACCCCCGTCTGGGCCTCTCTGTGCATCGTCGCCGGCTGTGTGGGACTGGTTAGCATCTGGAGGCATTCCAAGACCGGGGAGATCTTGGGTGCCTTGCTCGGCGCGTCTGCCGTGGCCGCCTGGACCGCGTCGTTGATCCTGCAAGGAGTGAGGGCCGGAACCTGGAACACCGCCTCGGCGGCGTGCATGGGCATGGCCTTCACGGCCCTGCTCATCTACCGCGCGCGGCGGATCGTGCTGGGTGGTCCATAGGCAGGAGAGGTAGGTCGACGCGGTGCTGATGTCCATCATTGCGCAACAGGTTGAACCGTCCGGCGTAGCCGGAGTGTCGACCGGCGTGCTCGGCGCGATCTTGGGCGGCGGACTGCTCGGCGCGGTGATCGCCGCGTATCGGTTCGCGGTGAACTACCGAACAACGGAACGCGGCATGCGCGCTCAGGCGGCGCGCGACAAGCGGCTGGCCCAGTACGAGGCCGGCATGTGGCAAGGCCGGTGCGCTGACCTGGAGTACCTGCTCAAGCGCAACGGCATCCCGGTGCCGAAGCTCATTCCGGAGTTACAGAGGTTGGTCGACATGTCCAACAGTGAAGACGTGCCGTTACCGAAGTGGGATGATCCGACCGGGCTCGACGAGAGGCTTCAACCATGACGACCGCAAGCGACGATCTCGAACCGGACCGGCCCACGTCATCCGCTTCAGCACCTCAGCGCATGCGGATCTGGGCGACCGTGCTCGGTGGCGCGCTGCTCCTGGTCATCGGTGCGGCCAGCGCCCTCCTGATCACCGCCGCCAACGAGAACGACCGGGCGAACGCCTACGGCGGCGTGCTGGTCGACCAGAACAGCGTGATCAAGCCGCTGTGCGAGGTCGCCGGCCCGTCCGTGGCCGCCGCCGGCACCGAGGCGCAACGCGGCTGTGAAAACGTCTCACGCGGTCTACCTGCGGTGCCATTGCCTACCGGCGTGCGACCGCCTGAGAACGGCACCGACGGGATCGGTATCGCCTTCACCCGACAGGTCGACCACTGCTTTGTCGAGGTGGGGTTGAGCGACGGCACGAGCAGCCGTTTCGGGCCGTTTTGCGGCGAGCCCGGTCAGGTCGGCCCGACCGGCGCGACAGGGCCGACCGGACCCACGGGGGAGACGGGTACGCCTGGGGAAACGGGGGCGTCAGGTGAGAATGGTCGAGACGGCGTCGGCATTCGAGACATCCGGACCAACGGCTGCATGGTGGACATCGTGCTGACCGACGACTCCGTGCGCACAGTCGGGCCGTTCTGCGGCTATCCGCCCGGCGAATACACCGAGGTCCGGCAGGACGGCTCCGAGAAACACTGCACCCGTGACGGCGGCGCGGACACCGCACCGCGCTATATGTGCACCACCACCGCGCCGACCACGTCCAGCGCGAGCACTCAGCCCACCGAGGACGGCTTACCCTTGCCAACCGGCTGATCGGCGCGCCTTCTCAAGAATCCCTCCTGGTCGGGTGACCATGCGTTCGACCCAGGGAGGGCGAGCATGGTCACGTTCGGGCTGGATATCTCTCATCACCAAGCCGCGTCGCTCAACCTCGCACAGTGCCGCCGCGAAGGTATCGAGTTCATCTTCATCAAGGCGACTGAGGGCTCTTCGTTCGTTGACTCCGCGTTCGCGGCCAACCTCAACGAGGCACACGCGGCCGGCCTGCTGGTCGCGGCATACCACTACGTCAAAAGCGACGCCACCGCCGCCGCGCAGGTCGCCAACGTGGCCCGCGTCGTGCCCAAGGACGTGCCCGTCATCCCGGACGTCGAGGCCAACTCTGGTGGCATCGCCCTCGTACGGGACTTCGTCACCCGGCTGCAGGCCGCCGGCTACCACGTTCCGCTGACGTACCTGCCGCGCTGGTACTGGCAACAGATCGGCTCGCCGAGCCTGGTCGGGTTGCCGCCGCTCTGGTCAAGCCGCTACCCCGACAACGTCGCTGGCTCGGTGGCCGATGAGTTCGGCGCGGTGCCAGCGTCCTACTGGAATGGGTACGGCGGACTGGGTGTGACGGTCCTGCAATTCACCAGCTCGGCCCGGATGGCGGGATATCAGCCACTCGACGCCAACGCCTTTAACGGCACCCGCGAACAGCTCGCCGCCTTATTGGAGGAAGACATGCCAACCGCCGAGGAAATCGCTGCCGCCGTCTGGGCGCATGGGATCAAGTTCCAAGACCTGCCGGACAACCCCGGCGGACCAGCCTGGATGCACCTGTCGAACGGCAACCTCGCCGCCCAGCAGTCCAACGCCAAACTCGACCAGCTCACCGACGATGAGGCAACGGTGATCGCCACCGTACGCGGCATGCTCACCGAGGCCGGCGACACCATCGCGATCACCGACCAGCAGGTGCAGGCACTCGCAGCCGCGATCAGCAAGGCGACCCCGGCCGCGATCACCCCCCAGATGTTGGCCGACGCGTTCCGCCAGGTCGCCGACGGTCTCCACAGTCCCGACGAGAGGTGAGGATCGAAGATGAAGTGGCTTGGACGAGACCCGGCCGTGCTGGTTACCCAGATCAACGCGGGTGTCATCGCTCTACTGCTGTTGCTCCGGCTCTCCGACACGGTCACGGCGGCGGTCGGCGGCGCGACCACGGCGGTTGGCGCACTCGTCATCGCGGCGGTAGTGCGTCACGACGGAGTGCTGGCAGCGCTGGTCGGCGTGGCTCGAACCGTGGTGGTGCTGGCTGTCGTGCTCGGCGTGAAGTGGGATCCGGCCTACCAGGTGCTGCTGATCACGGCGTTCGAGACCGTGGCCGGCATCTTCATTCGTGACCGAGTGGTCGCGCCGATCGACCAGCTGGGGCAGCGCCGCGCGAGGGCGGCCACCATCACCGACATCGCGACCTGACGGCGCGCCGCTGCGTGGTCCCTGGTCAGCCATGATGCACTTGCGTCATGGCTGACCAGACCAGCGGCGATGCCGCGCCCCCCGCGTTCGAGACGAAGAACCTGCCGCACGGTGTCGCCCCGGCACCGGTGCCCTACGCCGACAGCACGCACATCGATCGAGGCGAGACCGGGACGGTTGCAGAGCCGGCAGCCACGCCGGCCGCAGACGACAAGAAGGCCGCCGCGTCGACCAGTCGCAAAACGAGCGCCTCGAAGGAAAGCTAGGCCGGCGGATCGAACACCGAGGGGAGCATCTGCTGTTCTCGGCGCGGCATCGGCTGGGTGGAGTTCTCCAGGTCATGCACCGCGTCAAGCAGGGCTCGACGGCTCTGCTCCTCCTCGGTGCCGATCGTCGCGATAGGCAACTCGTCCATGAACTCCACGGGCTCCCGCTCATTCGTGGCCCAGATCCTCGCGGCCCACTCACGCGCGGCGGCGACGACTTGCATCGCCTGGAAACTGAACGGTTCGTCGAGTCCTCGGATGCGGTCCAGGCTGGTCATGCTGCCTCCCGGTGGCATGGTTGCGCGCACCCCGGGGCGCTCAGATCGGTGATGTAGTCCTGGTCTTCCAGGTGGTCGAGTAGCTCGATGATGTGCTGGGTCGTGGTGAACCAGCCGACCAGCGCGCCGGCCGCCGCCCAACGCCGAAGCGCCGCCAGCTGGACCTTGCTCGGCTTGTTCGAGCCGGCCTTGGCCTCCAGCTTGACCGCGCGGCCGCGCACACAGGCGTCCACGTCGGGCTCTCCGGCGTTGCCCATCGCGCCGCCGTGCACCTTCTTGGCGTACGCGTGCGGCTGGGCGCGGAGGTAGTTGATCCCCTCCAGCACGATCTCGTTCTCCGGCTTGCGGCGTGGCCGGGGCTGACTGCCCCGGCTGATCGAGCGGCCGTCGAACTGGTCGTCGAGCGGCAGTAGACCCTCCAACGCGTCGACCGCATGCAGAGCGGGCGGGACGGGGCGAGGTCCCCAGTCGCTCACGTTGGACAAAGCCTCCTCCATGGTGGGCAGTTCGTCGTTCACGAGGGGAACACCTCCAACGTGCTGGGGATCAGCTGAGCGGGCTTGAGGTGGTTCGGGCTGGTCGGCGCGAGCAGCCGCAGCTCCTGATACGCCCGCGTCATGGCCACATAGAACTGCCTGATCGCCTCGTCGAAGCCACCGCGCCCCGAACCGGGTGTCATCGACCGGGCGGCGGCAGCGGAGACGTCAGGGGCCACGTAGACCACATCCGCCGCCGCACCCTTCACGGAGTGGATAGTGCCGACGACAATCTTCGGTTCGACGTCGAGCGCGGCCGCGCCGTGCCGGCGAGCGATCTGGATCGGGTACTCGGCGACCTTCTGCTTGTCCTTGAGCAGGCAGCCGGCCAGCCAGTCGAGATCCGGTTGAACGGCGCGCTCCAGCTGCTCGGGCTCGCTGAACAGTGCCGCCAGCTCTTCCCAGGGAACGACTGCGTTCGGGCTGAACCCGGCGATCGTCTTGCGCGCACCCACCCGCATGCCGGCGTCCTTGAGCTTGACCAACTCCGTCCAGCACTGAAGGTCGGAGCCGGTCCAGTCGCGGTCAGCCAGCGACAGGAAGCGGCGCACCCGCTCCGAGGTCGAGGTGATGCCCTCACCGCGCCTTCCCAACGGGTTCCAACGGCCCTCGCTCGGACGGTACGGGTTGTGGAACGGAACGCCCTCGGCGCGCAGGTTCGCGACCAGCGGTTCCAGCATGTAGTTGCAGGCCGCTATGATCATCACAGTCCGGCCGGCGTCCGCCTCGGCGAGCGCGGCCGCGACCAGATCCTGCGAGTTGAGCCGCAGCGACACGCGGTAGGCGGCACCGATGACGGCGTTGCCGGCCTCGTCGACTCGGGGCCGGTACACCTTGTCGCGCCGATGAGTGAGGTTGCGCACCCAGCGTTCCGCGATCTGGCGGACAGACTCCGGGACACGCCACGACTGGTCCAGCACGTGGTCAACCACGTTCGGGCCGTGCAGGTTGAGCAGTGGTTCCGGGTCGCCGCCGCGCCAGCGGTTGATCGCCTGGTCGTCGTCCATGCCGATCACGAGCCGCTCGATCGATTCGTGCCGGCCCCACTCCAGGACCAACGCGATCTCCAGCGGCGTCATGTCCTGGGCTTCATCGACCACGAAGCGGCTCGGACCGCCGGGGGGCCGCTCGCCGTCGCGGGCGCGCCAGTACGCCTCGGTGATCATGTCCTCGAAGTCGATCGCACCGATCTCGTTCTTCCACGCGCCGTACTTGTCAGCGAACTCCCGTGCGTTGGCGGGCCACTCCTCCGGCGGCACCAGCGCGGCGCGCAGCCGGCCCACAGCCCCAAGCAGCTCGTCACCGGTGCGAGCCAGCGACGGGTCACCGGCGAAGCCGCCGACCTCGGCGGTGTTGCCGCCGCCGTGGCGGCTGCTCGGGGTGATCGACCACTCGGGGATGACCTGCTCGTTCCAGTCGCCGATCACCTTCGGGTCCAGCGCCACGGTCGGATGTCCGATCGCGCGGAACGCGTGGCTGTGCAACGTGCCGATCATGCTCGACAGCGGTCGCAGGTCACCGGCGAACCGGCTCGCGATCTCCTTCGCGGCGGTCACCGAGTAGGAGCTGATCAGCGTCGAGGCGGGGCCGTAACGGGCGAGCGTGGACTGGACTCGTCTCGCGAGATAGGTCGTCTTACCGGTGCCGGGCGGGCCGAACACGCGCAGCACGTTGCCGTGGTAGATCTCCGACTCGATGCGAGGGAGGGGGGATGTTGTCACGCGATGACCTCCCTGGTCGTTGGTTGGTTGACAGATCAATTAAAGATCAACCGGAGAGCGATATCCGGGTCGCGATGCGCTCCCGCTCGGCGTCCACGTCCACGCCCGGACGGACCGGCGGCGCGGAGTCGGCGTACTCCGGACAGTAGGAGCGGAACACACAGGTCGTGCAGTGGTCTCCGGAACGGGTCGGGAACGCCTCGTCGAGCGTCTCGGGCGACAGGCGCGCCTTCGCGTGATGCGCGGCGTGGTAGTCACGGGACAGCCGGTCCAGGACCATCTCCTGCATGGCCCTGGTGACCACCAGGTTGACCGACCGGTTCTGCGGCACCGAGTACAGCCCGACCTCGACCGACCGCGCCCAAGGCCACGCTCGCAGCGCCGCGATCGAGTAGATCCCCAGCGCGGTGTGCCCCTCGATCGCCTCGGCGCGGTTGGGGATCTTGCCGCTCTTCCAGTCGAGCACGCGAAGCGAATCGGGACCGGTGCGCAGCGCCAG